GAGGTGAAGCCGGTGCCGTGACCGTCCTCGCTCTGCCCGGTCAGCGCATCAGTGACAAAGGTCCACTTGTTGCTGCGCCAGTCCAGCTTGATGGTGCCGGAGGAACCGGGTGCCACGAGGCTGCCGTCTGCGGCGATGGCTTTCCACAGGCTGCTTGCTGCGGACAGGTCTGCCGTGGCCAGTGCGGCATCATTGTGCTGGATGATCTGGATCTCACCGTCCATCAGGCGCAGGCCGGTAGCCCACTCCCACGCATTGCCGTTCAGGTCTGCAATGCCGGTCAGATCGTTGTTGTGGTTCCAGCTCACCGGGCCAGAGCCGGTCAGGGTCAGATTCACTTTGCCGCTGCTGTCGTAGTTGGCCGGGGTGCCCTTCTCCCATGCGTGCGCATGGTCAGCGCCGTAGTTGTTGTTGCCGCGGGGCATAAAGCCGTTGGCGCGGCACCACAGCTGGATAGCTGCGTACATGGCATTGGTAGCCAGCGTCCAGCCCTCGCCCTTGCTGCGGCTCTGGCTCACCGCAGTATCAAAGTTCACGTTGACCGCCGGGGTCTGCATGGGCAGGCTGCAGGGCACGCCGTTCACCAGCGTATCGTGATACTTGCCGATGCAGAAGTAGGGCTTCTCCACGCCGTCCAGCTTGAATGCGGGCAGCACGGTATCATCACCCACGCCCACGTCCTTGTAGGTCAGCTTGTTGATGGGCACCACCACAGACGGCAGGCCGAACTTGTCCAGCAGGACGGTGTTCTTGCCGCCAGAGATACCCTCAATGGCAGCCTTGAAGTCAGCAAAATTGGTCATAGTTCTTTGCTCCTTTCACTTAGTCGATAGACCACAGGGTCAGCGTGCAGCGGGAAATGTCGAACTTCACAGGCACCTTCGTGGTCTGCTCCACTTCGCCATCGCCGCCCATGGCGGGCACCTTCTCCACCTTCTCGGTGTAAGCGCGGGCGGGAATGTCGATCTGTGCCGCATAGGACAGGTCGTCGCTCTTGCCAATGGAGGTAGCCAGTGCGCCATCCCAGTTGCGCACAACGTCAATGTGCACAGGCTCGTCCTTCTCATACTTGGCGAGGTTCACCATGATCTCGTCATCGCCCAGGAACAGCTTGGTGCCCACCACTTCATAGTTCAGCTTGGTGCCTTCGTTTTTCTCGATCACCTGAATCATAACTTAATACCCTCCGTTCATGTGGTTATCGCGGCAGATCTCGCGGGTCTTTGCGGCGATCATCTCTGCCTGCTCCCGCTGTTCTGCGCTGATGTTGCCCCGGCAGCCGAAACTTTCCGCCACCTGGGCTTCGTATGCGATGCGTTCATCGCTTTTCACGATTACATTTGCCATGGTCTGCTCCTTACTCCCCGGTCGGGGCCGTGCCGTCCTCATACTCCGGCGCGGGAATCATGCCGCCCTGAATCTCAACTTCCAGTGTTACTTCCTTGGCAACGCCGGTGTAAGCGATCTTGAAGCCGTTGAGCAGCTTGTCCGTGATGATGACGTTGCCCGCCGTACCAGCCGGGTCTCCGTCAATCGCCACGCCGTTGGGCATCACAGCAGAAACAACACGGGTTGCAATGATGTAATCGGTATTGTTGCGGGGCTGCTTCAGGGCGATGGTTTTCTTGCTGTTGTTTGCCGGATACTTTGCGCTGTTGTACAGGTAGATGGTGTGCATCTCGCCGGTCATGGCCTCGATATCCAGGCCGTGCTCTTTCAGCACACGGGTAGCCTCGGCCAGCAGCAGGCTGTTTTCCAGAATGCCGCCCTCCATGTTGTTGAAGTTTGCGGCGCTCTGGGAGGTGCCGGTTTTCAGCACCTCGCCGTCCACTCTCTCATGGGTGATGGAACCGTCGGAATTGTTCGTTTCCTTGAAACGGTTCACGAACTGGGTCACTCTGTCCACCCAGTTTTTGAAATTGTACATAGGGTGTCCTCCTTATCCCTTTGCGTTCCTCTGGTCAGCTTTCTTGTCCGCGCTGTTGAAGTTCAGCGCAACACGCAGGAGTGCGCCTTCATCGTCAGCCTCGAACTCGACCTGCTCATTGCCTACCAGCGTCTTGGTGTACATGACCTGCTTGCTGGTGTCCAGCAGCGCAACCTCCGTCACGGTGCTACCGGTGGAATCGCCGGGCGGGATCGTCATGAAGAACGCCAGACGGCCATCCTTCAAGGTCTCCACGCTGTCGATGGGCACCGTCTTGTAGGTGCTGCCCGCCTTATACCGGCCAAGCGCCACGCGGACTTTGGTGTAGTCCTTGTACAGACCCAGAGCGTAACTTGTCATTGCCATAGTCTTTTCACCTCCCTTCGTTACTGCACAAACGGCTCTTCGCCGCTGCGCTTGCCCTTGAACTTGGTAACAGTGACCTCAACGTCCACGTCGAGTACCGGTTCATCCAGTACCGCCGGGATGCTGCTGGCACAGGTTTCTGTGCCCGCCATCGCTACTTCCATGTTGTGCACCTCCGTTTCCGTCTCAACTGTCACATCCGTATCGTAGATACCGGCTGTCGTCGTCCTGTCCGGGACAGTGCCAGCCGTTTCAACTTTGTACCTGGCAGACTGCTGCTCCGCTTCCACCGTAATGTCGGCTTCGCTCAGCGCCGCCTTGGTCGTGTTCTTCGGCCATGTGCCCGCCTGCAGGTTTTCGCTGGTGTAGGGCGTTTCCAACATCGCCGCGGTGCTTTCCGTTTCCACGTTCAGATCTGCATCCATGATTCCGGCATGGGTCGTCCGGTACGGGATCGTGCCCGCCGTTTCCACCCGGAACGCATTTGCGCTTCCTTCCGTTTCCACTTCAAGTTCTCCATCTGCAATGCCCGCATGGGTCGTTGTTCTCGGCCATGTGCCGGCATACATCGTCTCACTTGCATAGGGCACCCGGTAGACCAGCGAGGAAAACTCGCACTCTATCTCAATCCCTGCCTGCACTTGCAGGTAAAGGCTGTCCAGATGGGCGGTCATGCGTTTGTAGATGTTCACGCTTCGCCGGATCTCCCGGCGCTTCACCGGAATGAGTGCTCCGTCCACAGAGCAGATCACACGGAAATGACCGGGTGTACCGCCGTAGTCGTACCACTGTTCTATCTCTGACCGGGGATAGATTGCGGATATCGCTTTCAGGGTCGCCCAGTCCGTGCCGTAGTAGCGCCGGACTTCCAGCGCCGTCTTGATGATGCTGCGCTTGGCTTCCAGCGGATAATTGGAATCGTACCAGTCCACCTTGAACTGCACGGCCAGCACATCCAGAATTTCTTCCGGCTGTGAATCGATCTGTGTGTAGATATGGATCAGCTCTGCCGCTTCCATTTCCCGCTGGTGCCGTTCGCGGTACACCTTATCCATGATGCGGACCCACGGTTCATCCGCAACCGCCGGGGGCAAGCCCTCAATCAGTCCGGTTCCCCACAGATCAGTCATCTTCGATACCTCCGTAGGTGATCTTTTTGCTGTTCAGCTTTGCCACCTGCGTTTCCGTCACCTTGGTGTCAACAGGCCCCGTCAGTTTCGGACGCTTTGCCCCGGCTTCCCGCACCCGCATGATAAGTTCCGCCGGGTCGATGTCTCTGCCAATCTTCCTCTGCCATGTTTCATACGCCTGCACCGCCTTTTCCACATTCTCCTGAATGGTTACGGCGCTCTTGGTGTTGCTGGACGCGATGTAGTAGGTGAGGTTGATGTCATACGGTACTTCCTGCGGGGCATGGCAGAGCACCAGATCGCCCATCGGCTTCTTTACCGTGGTGAAATAGTCCTCCATGCCCCGGCATTCTTCCTCTGTCGGCAGCCGTCCTCCATCCATCAGGAAGTAGATGTGGATCGTGTATCCTTCCTCACAGATGATCTTGGTGCCGGATACGTCGGTGCGCCAGCTTTCTGCGAAATACTCATAGGCATCTGCCGGTCCCGCAATGGAGAAGATAGACGGGGCGTAGTGGATGCGCCTGGTGAAAGAATCGTCGCCTTCTGTATCCGTTCCGCCGGTGCTGGTTGATGTGTTCTGGGCGGAGGCAATGTAGGGAATGGGGTCAACCAGCGTGTTGATCTCTCCGGCAATAATGCCGTCACTCCCGCTGCCCGCCTCGTCCGCCAGTACCTCCACATCAACCGACATCTCGCCCGCCGGGATCTCCGCGTACTTCGTGGTCTTGAAATACTGCTTTTCCCCGGTGCGCACCTGCGTGCCCTCCGGGATGCTGGTTGCGCTGGTTCTCACCGCAGACAGCGTAAACCGCACTACTGCCGTTGCCTTGCCCGCCTCCATGCGCTCCACGCCCACCATGGGTGCAAGGTTGTCCAGGTTCGGTCCGGTGCTTGTCGGCAGCAGCTCCGCTTTCAGGCAAGCCGTGCTGTACTCTATCGTATGGTGAGAACGATAAGCCAGCACCAGCAGCACCATCCGCGCTTCTGCGCACTGTGCCAGCGATACCTCGCCGTTGTACAGTTCCATGTTGTATTTCTCAAACAAGGCTTTGCACTCGGCTGTCGCTTCTTCCAGGGTTTCCCCGCCATCAACGCTGATTTCGGGGATGTTTTCAAATTCTTTGATCTTAGACAAGTTCGTACACCACCTTCGGGGTCACTGCTCCGTGCAGCGCATCATCCTCCACCCAGTCCACACGCACCACCCGTGCCCGCGGCTCAAAGGCTGCGGTCTTTTCCGTGATCTCTGCCACATAAAGACCCTTTGCCACCGCAAGCGGCTTGTCCAGGAACACGCCCGGATCTATGCCAAGCAAGCGGTCGCCTTCCAAGCTGCCCACAGGGGTGCAGTACAGCGTGCGGAGACAGCGTGCAACATCCTGTGCTTCTTCCTGCGTCGCCCTGTCGTTGGACAGTTCCAGCATCGTACTGCTTATGTCGATCATGTGTACTCCTTTATGGTCAGGCTCACCATGCACTGCGTCAGCAGTCCATGTTTCAACACAACGTTCCAAGCTTCGCTTACATCGGTCACGCGGAAGCGGTTCTTGGAAACCGGCGCAAACCCGATAATCAGGTAATGCAGTTCTCCGCTTTCCACCATTTCTGCCAGCCGATTCTTCATCCTGCTTGGATTTACGCCAAGGCTGGAATCAAGCAGAATGTCGAATGTGTATTCCCGCAGCTTTGGGTTAAGGAACTCCGGCTTTGCTTTGCCTTTCAGCACTTCATGCTCGGCCCAGTTCGCACCGATTTTCCCTTTGAAGTTGGATGGGGTGAGCGTCCGCAGATGGCCTACGGAAAAGATCACATCGCCAAAAACTCCTACATACATTCCTGTGCCTCCTTAGAGCGGCGGAGTGGTCGGTTTTCCGAGGTTGCCGTTGTGCGTGTGATTCACGAGTGACTTCCCGGCAACTGTCACATCTCCGCCGCCGCCCGTGATATTCACAGTGGCCGCGCTGGCCGTCAGCGTCGTTGCACTCAACTTCAACTCGCCGGACGCTTTGATCTCGATTCCCACCGGTGAATCCACCTTCACGCTTCCGCTTTCGCTGATGGTCACGGTAGTGCTGCCGATCTTGATTTCCAGGCTCTTGGCTTTCAGGATCTTCTTCCCGTCCACAAAGTCCAGCAGTTCCTTTGCACTCGCATCGAACTTCCGGTACGCCTTTCCATCCTCGTTGCAGTATTCTTTTCGGAATACTTTCTCCTTGCCCTCGGCAGGTTTGATCTTCTCGTTCCAGATCGTGCCCAGAATCACAGCGTCCTCCGGGCTGTCGCCCGGATGCAGCACCACCACCAGATCGTCCACTTCCGGCATCCGATATTCCCGGTTTGAGAGCATCGGCACCATTTCCGTCACGGTATCGTCCCGGTCAGGGTACGTCACTTCACACAGACCATTTTCGTAGTCAATGGAACTTACGTTTCCAAGCCGCACTTCGCTGCTCATGTGAAATCCCCCTTTTCCACTTTGCTGGCCTTGACCTGCGTTTTGTAACCGCCGGACGGCGAGAAAACGTGCTCCATCTCGTCAATGAAGTATTTTCCTGCCATTTTGCCGTAGCCCACCAGATTGATGCACTGCGCCGATGCGCCCGCCGGGTAGCCCGGAATCGTGAAGCTGATGGTCGTTGCGCCGTGGTTGGCGTTCTTGATGGCCGCCACCAGCTTTGCCTTCGCATCCGCTTCACTGTTCACCTTACTGGTGAGTTTAAGTTGACGTTCTTCCGTGCCCACCTTGACGTTGATGTTGATCTTTTTCTTTTTATTGGTGTAGGTATACACGCCGCCCGTGTACGTCCCGGTCAGTTTGGTGTTCCACTTAAAACTACCCGGTTCGATGCACAGAGCATTCGGATTCAGCGGCTGCGCCTCTTCGTATACCGTCCAGGCCGCCGCTTTTTCCTTGTACTTTTCCCGGTCATACACCCACAGCTTCGATGCGTAGACCTTGATGACCAGGCCGTAATCTTTGCACAGGTCTTGCAGAAACGCACTGTCCGTAGCGTCCTGCTCCTTTGCGTCAATGTCGTGGTCGTCGCCTTCAAACTTCAATTCCAGCTTGTACCGCCCGGCAATGGCTTCTGCAATTTTCTTCACGCTGGTTTTCTTCCATGTGAATGTGCGATTGCGCTCGCTGAAGCTACTGTCGTTCGGCTTCGCCACGCCACCCATAGTCAGCTTGTCCGGTGCGCCGGAAAAATCGAGATCATCCAGCACGAACGCGCCGCACTCTGCGCTGTAATCGCGGTTGTAGTTTCCGATACCGCCGATTCCCCAGTTTTTGACTACGATGGTCGGATAGAGCTTTACGCCCTTCTCCGGCATCCATGCGTTCTTCCACTTGCTGTCGCGGGCATTGATGGTAATGCTCATGCTGTCGCTCTGGGATGCAGCCACATCCATGTAATGGAAACTCTCCACATCATTCTCGATCCGGTCTGTAATATCGGTTTTTTCGTATTCCAGCCGAATCGCCGCCTCGCGGCCTTTGGGTCTCACTGCTGTCAGCACCATCACGCACCCGCTTTCCAGGGCGGCAGGTCGCCGCTCTTTTCTTCAGGCAGTTCAGGCGTTGACAGCACAGTGCCGGAATCGAACCGGACGATGTGGATCAGTTCAGGGTTGTTCTGCATCAGCCAGTCGGCTTTCAGCTCACTGCCGTACACGTTCAGCGCAATCAGGTCCCATGTGTCGCCGGACTTCGTTGTGTAATCAAGTGCCATAGTTCTTGCGCCTCGTTTCATGTTCGTACTGTTCCATGTACTCGCAGAACTTCTCATAGCCTTCATCCAGCAGTTCGCGGAGTTCGTCCGCGCTCATGCCGCCATAGACTGTGAAGTTCGGTGCATAGACGTAGGTGTTGCCGGAGCTGCTGGTGTAGGTGCGCTGGTAGCTTGTGCCCCCGCCTCCGCCAGAGCCGCCGGAGTTTCCGCCAGAGGTTCCACCGCCGCCGATGGACGGCAGTTCCACCACGTTCTGCCGGGACGCCTGCAGGTCCGCCAGCATGGAAAGATCCTGCTCTGTCGTGCCCGTGCCGTAGACTGTCGGGAAGAAGTCTACGTTGCTCAGGTCGTAGTGGTCGGGGTTTGCGGCATATTCAAGCTGTGCTTTCTCTACGTCCGCTCCCCGGATGAACTGGATGACCTTCTGAGCATTTTCATTTGCAAGGATGGTCTGGGCACCAGTGACCACCTTGCCGATTCCGGTATTCACGTTCTGGACGATCTTGCTCTGGTCGTCCGTCACGGCAGGAGCCTGCACGGCTGCCAGTGCTTCCAAGCCATCCACCGCATAGTTTGCAAACTCCGTTACGCGGCTGAACGCCACGCCAGCGTCAGAACCCAGCACCATGCCCGCCGCAACGGACGGGAACATAGTGCCAAAACTCTGTGCGATCTGGTTAAACCGCTGCTGCCGCTGTGCCTTGCGGAAGTCGATCAGGTTTGTGCCTTCGTCCGTAAAGCCGCCATCGGCAAACATCTTCGGCTTTCTGCCGGGCAGTTCCAGCAGGTCGCCCAGACCAACGCCCAGCATCTTGCCAGCCGTCAGCCATGTATCCACGTTCTTCTCCCGGACACCGCGCCGGAAGCTGATGACTGCTTCCGTACCAGCCTCGCCAGCGATGGACGGCCCCTTCGTCATGCCGCCGTTGGCGAACGCCGGGACGGACACGGGCGAGAGGTTGAAGCCGAAAGACTTGCCGCCGATGACCGGGACGGGGATGCCGAACAGTGTTTCCGGGATTTTAAGCTGGATCTTGTTCAGCGCTCCGATGATGAAGTTGACCGCCTTCACACCAACGGTAGCTATCTGCTTCAAAAATCCGATAACGCCCAAGATCACCGGCTCCACCACCGGCAGCACCTTGCCCACAACGTCTACCGCCACCTTGATGGCATTGACCAGCGTAGTGCCCACCAGGCTTACCACCGTGGACAGCAGCGGCATGACCGCCGGGATGCCCTCGTTGACAACAAACCCGAATATCTCCGTCAGCACCGGCTTTATGTGGTTCGTTCCCAGATCCACGATCTGGGAGAACACACCGACAAAGGACTGGACCAGCGGCATTACCGTCTGGATAGCCGGGGTCATCGCGCCAAACACATCGCCCAGGTTCAGCCCTCCGATGCTGAAACCGGATAGCTTTTCCTGAATGCTCTGCAAGCCCTCCGGTGTGGAGAGTTGCCCAAACACCTGTTTTGCCAGATCTCCGATGCCCGTGATTTTGCCGGTAAACTTGTCGAATACGGCAAGGCCGCCTTCACCAAATACCATGCCGACAATGTTGCGGACATCCTCAAAGTGATCTCCCAGTATGGAAACCACGGCAACCATCGTGCCCAGACTTGTAATAGCCGGTCCGAACATACCAAGTAACGACATAAAGCCGCCACCCAGCTTCGCAGCCACCGGGCCAACGGTAGAACCCAGCACATTCAACCCCGCGCCAGCGAACTGACCAACGTTTTTGACCGTGCCGATTGCACCGCCTGCCAGCTTTGTTGCGCCGCCGACCACCTTGTTTTTGGCGTTTGCCAGAATTGCCGGGCCTTTCGTCTGGCTAAAGATATACCCCATCTGCGCAAGAGCGTCCTGACCGTTCATACCGACCGTGCTGGTTGCCATACGCCAGAGTGCTCTACCTCTGCCTGGCTGTACGATGCCCGTTTTTGCGAGGATCCCTACTCCGGCCTTTCCGATATTTCCGAGTGCAGACTTTCCAAGTCCGCCCATCGTAGACAAGGTTGCTCCGCCAAAGGATTTCATTCCGGCAAAGATGCCGGGGAAGTTGATGCCCTTCGGTCCCGCTATGCCGGACAGGATCTGCTTTGCAACGCCGCCCGCCTTTACGAATCCGCTTCCGATGGCCGTGTTGCCCAGTGCGCTTATAGCGCTGCCTACACCCGTGACGTACTTTCCGGGTCCAGAGTTTTTCAGCAGACCGAGCACACCGCCGTTCGTGCTGGCTTCCAGAACGTCATTTACAAAGCCGGTCTGTCCCTTCTTGGTTCCGCTGCGCAGTCCCTTGAAGTTCTTCATTGTTGCCCAGATGCCCACGCCAGCGCCGTCCAACGTCTGCCCGATCTTGCCCAGGCGCGCTGCTGGCTGCGGCGGAAAAAATGACAAACGAGAAATCATAATGCCGCGCAAAACGCTTTTTGCGGCAGAAAATGCCGGCGTCTTGACAAGCGGTTTATGCTGCGGTAGTATTATACTACTGCTTTAGTATGTTGAACCCATAAAAGGAGAATCTATGATCACTCAGAACCCTGCAAACCGTCCCCGCGCCCTCATTGCCATGAGCGGCGGCGTGG